CACGTACCGATGTTTAATGGTCCATATATGATTACTGAAGTTAATCATACTATAACTGCGGGAAGTTTTCAAACAAGGTTTGGAGGTATTAGACAAGGAATATATGATTTACCGTCAATAGATAATCTTTTACAAAGTATTAATCAAAACGTTTTAACAGAAATTGAGAACATTGTTAAATCTAAAAAAGATAGTGTTACTGACAAACCAATAACTAATATTAATAAATCCGCATTACTTTCACAGAGTGGTGATAATAGTGCCGCAGCACAAAATTCGTGTTCAAACAATTTAAATACTCAATACAGTACTTGGGAAGTTGTAGAATCTAAGACAACATCATTATCACCACAACAACTTGCAGATGTTATAACACAAAGAACGGCAAATGAAAATTTACAAGTTTTTATTTATATTATGTGTTATATTAGAACATTTAAAGGAGGTACATTTTATGGATATAATAACAATTATGCTGCGGTTGAATTAAATTACGATTTTGGATTAACAAGTGATAAGTTTATACAAAAACAATATTCTTGTGTTAATGTTCCAAATTCAAAAGATACGACAACCTCACAACCTGTTGCAAATTTTAAAAATGTTGAAGACTTTGTTGATTTTATGATTGCAAGATTATTACCAAGAATTGACCAAATATTTGTTGATGGGTTGTCAATACCTAAATTTTATGCTTGTTCTTGGCCTGGTGAAAATAGTAATAATGCGGTTCCAACAAGTTATTATGATTCACATATTAATGAATATACAAAATTAATTAAAACTACTAATGAAGGATATTCTTCTGCGGGAGAAGTTAGATTAAATGTTGAGTCCGTTAAAGGTGCTAGAACCGCAGATGAAATACAAAAACAAAAAATTGCCGACCTTAACGCTGGAAAAACACCAGCACCAAATAATCTTAATACAACTACAACCGTACCTGTTGCGTGCCCTCCACCGACAATAAAATCATTCTCACCTAATATTGGTGTTAATAATACTATTTTGAATATTGTTGGAACTGGTTTTGAAACAACAACAGGAGTTACCATTAATAATGTTTTAACAACTACAGGTATTACTGTTTATACTGATAGCAATATATCGGTAATAGTACCGAAGAGTCCTACTTTAGTAATTCAAACTAATACGATTAGTGTTAGAACAAAATACGGAAATGGTGTAAGTAGTACTTTATTCACCTATAATCCACAACAATCATTACCTGGAGTACCATCATTACCGAATTCAACTTCTGCCGCTAATACAAACCCATCACCAGTAACTTTAATTTCAAGTACTACCTTAGATGGAACATTAAGTGTACAAGTTGCCCCTAATGTTGGGGTTTGGGATATATGGAATTTACCTCAATATGTTTATAATATTACTAAAGTTGTTGCAGGACCAAATAATACACAAAATATAGAGATACTAAAACAATCAACCGTTTTGACAAATGTACCAAATACTAGTTTTGTTTCGGGTAATGTGTTTACAATGGACCAAAACCAATTCTTACTTAATGTTTTAGGATTAAGTCCTGCGGTAATTAATAGTTATAGTGGTGGTAAAGTTAATGTTACTTTTTATGTAAGAGCAATTCCACTTGATAAAGTTAAGAATCCACAAGATGTTTTATTACCATTTAAGATGGAATATATTATTCTTTAATTTAACACCTAAACGATATATTTATATAGAAAGATTTATATGAGCTTAAAATCAACATTAGACAACTATCTTGGAAAATCGGTAAGATTTTCTGAAGAAGACAACGGAGACGGAACTAAACAAGTTTGCGACTTAGATACAGGGGATTGTTACACTGTAAGAGAAAGAGATGGTCTTATAGAAAGAGCGGGTCATCAAACAACTGCCAATAGAAAGGTTAGAGTAGAAACCTCAAGAGGTATAAAACAATTATTAAACGGATAATATAATGAGTTTAGATAAAAAAATATTAAATGAAATCGCAAGATACAGAAGTATCAACAAATATATAACAGAACAAGCGGATGATTTATCGGCTGATTTAGGGGCATTAACACCACCAGAAGGGGGGACAGTTCCACCGCCACCAGCGGCACCTGCACCACCCGCAGCACCCGCACCACCAACGGCAGAACCAATTGATGTCGCAAATGACCCAGACGTTGAGAAGATTGATGATAAGGGTAATTCTGAAGACGATAAAGGTAATGAAACTGGAACAGATGAGTTGGACGTAACTGATTTGGTTGATTCTCAAAAAAATATTGAAAAGAAACAAGACGAGTATTTTGAAAATTTATTTGGACAACTTGGTAAGTTAGAATCAAGATTAGGTGAGATGGATGCGATAATGAATAAGTTAAATGCTCTTGAAAACAAAATTGAAAAATACAGAGAAAAAACTCCTGAAGAAAAATTAGAGTTAAGAACATATGATTCATACCCATTCAATCAAAAATTATCACAATTCTTTGATGACAAAAAAGAAGAAATGGAAAAAACGGGAAAAAATGATTATGTTTTAACACCCGATGATGTAACTGATATTAATTCAAATGACATTAAAAATTCATTTCAAGGAAATAGTGTTCAAAGAGACGAAAACAAATACTAATAATAAAATACAATAATCTAAAAAGGTCGCCAATGGTGACCTTTTTTATTTGACAATTTCGTATTTTGTCTTATACTTATGGAACAATTTAATATAAAAAACATATGATGAGTTCATTAGACGCCGTATTGGCACAGTACGAAAAAACACAACAACAAGGGGCAGGCCCACAGTTCAAAATGTCACAAGACGAGAGAATGAAAAAGTATTTCGCTCTTATCTTAGGTGATAAAGAAAAATCAGGACAACGTAGAGTACGTATCCTTCCAACACCAGATGGTTCTTCACCATTCAAAGAAGCTTGGTATCATGAAATCCAAGTTGGTGGACAATGGCAAAAATTTTATGACCCAGGTAAAAATGACAATGAGCGTTCACCTTTGAATGAGGTTTACGAAGAGTTGATGGCAACTGGAAAAGATTCTGATAAAGAATTGGCAAAACAATACAAATCTCGTAAGTTCTATATCGTAAAGGTAATAGATAGAGACCACGAAGAAGATGGTCCAAAATTTTGGAGATTCAAACACAACTACAAGAATGATGGTATTTTAGATAAAATCATTCCGATTTGGAGAAACAAAGGTGATATCACTGATTCTGAAAAAGGACGTGATTTAATCATTGAGTTAAACAAACAAAAAGCTCCAAATGGTAAAGAATACACCGCAGTATCAACTATTATGCACGATGACCCAACACCACTTCACGCAGAAGACGTACAGTCAAATGCTTGGATTAATGACGAACTAACTTGGTTAGATGTTTATTCTAAGAAAACTGTTGATTATCTTGAAGCAATTGCTCGTGGAGAAACTCCAAAATGGGATAATGAAAAAGGTGGATACGTTTATGAAAACGCAACACAAGAAACCAACAATTTTGGTGGAGCAAAAACTGAGAAGGCTTATGTTGACCCACAAGTTAATGACAAACCTTCTAGCGATTTACCATTCTAATAAAACAAAACACATCATGTATGGTATCTTGTATGGTACCATACATGATTAATTTACAAAACTATGGCAATTAAAAAAAATGATTTCAGTTCAGTTAAGAAAAAATTCTCAACTTCTGCAAAATACAAACCCCAAAGATTTTTTGATTTGGGTTCTGACTTCTTAGATGCTGTTGGATTACCAGGACCTGCGATTGGACATTTAAATATGTTCTTAGGTCACTCGGACACAGGAAAAACAACAGGTTTAGTTAAAGCTGCGGTAGATGCTCAGAAAAAAGGTATCTTACCTGTGTTTATTATTACAGAACAAAAATGGAGTTTTGAACACGCTAGACTTATGGGTTTTGAATGTAACGAGATTGTTGATGAAGAAACTGGAGAATTAGATTGGGATGGATTTTTCATCTTTAATAATAGCTTCAGTTACATTGAGCAAATTACAGATTACATTAATAGCTTGTTAGATGCACAAGAGAAGGGTGAATTAGATTATAGTTTATTGTTCTTATGGGATTCAGTTGGTTCAGTACCTTGTAAGATGACTTGGGAAGGAAAGGGTGGAAAACAACACAACGCGTCAACACTTGCTGACAAAATTGGTATGGGTATCAACCAACGTATTTCAGGTTCTCGTAGAGCGGATTCAAAATATGAAAACACTTTGGTTATTGTTAATCAACCTTGGGTTGAATTACCTGACAATCCATTTGGACAACCAAAAATTAAGGCAAAGGGTGGAGAATCAATTTGGTTGAATTCATCTTTGGTTTTCTTATTTGGTAATCAAAAGGGTGCGGGTACAAACAAAATTACTGCAACCAAAGATAAGAGAAGTGTTAAGTTTGCGATTAGAACTAAAGTATCTGTAATGAAAAACCACATCAATGGTTTGGGTTATGAGGACGGAAAAATTATTGTAACACCACACGGATTTTTGGCGGGTAAAGATGCCGCTGAGGAGAAGATTTCTATTGAAAAATACAAAACAGAACATGCGGAGTATTGGAAAGAAATCATCGGTACTGATGGTGATTTTGATTTGAAGGAAGAAAAAGAA